AAATTTATTAATCCTAATTCATAACCGCTTAACCCTCAATTTAAACACGAGGTCAAAAGCAACTTTCGGAGAAATCCGTTTGTTGCTTTTTTATTGGAAAAAGAAAGACGAATTATATGGAACTTAAGTTTAAGTTTAAACCTATTTACTTAAAGAGAAAAGAGAATAGTGGAAGGCAAAATACCAAGATCTAAAAAAAGGGGAAAGCCTTTCGAAAAGGGAGTTAAGCTTGGTCCTCAATCCGAAGAGCATAGAGCCAGGATAGCAGCCAAAGCTAAACAACAATGGGATAGGTTCAGGGAGAAAAGGGCGATTGAGAACCAGGAATTGCTCAAACCTTATTTAAAGAAAAAGGAAGAGGTTCCAGGGGATATTATCGAGGCATCCGAAGAGGAACTCAATGAACAGCTCATAGCCATTAAAAGGCTTAAACTGGAAAATCTCCAGAAGATGAAGTCTTATCAGGCTTCTCATGGATCAAAATATTTCGAGCCTTTTGATTATCAGGAAGATTTTCTTGATATGATTGTCCAGGGGAAGAAAGTGGCGCTCATACAGGGCGCGAACCAGATCGGAAAAACTTTAATCGGTTCAATTCTCATTGATACCTTTGGCAACTGCCGGCAAGCCTTTGAATGGAAAAATGGCGCTCTCAATAAAGTGTTTAACGGAAGGCCGGTTAAAATAAGGATTATAGCCTCAGATTGGGAACATCATGCGAATGAAGTAATAATCCCAAAAATGAAGGAAGTAATCGAATTAGGAACCTATGAAACAAGAAAGAATAATATCGGGGTTGAGGCATTTTGGAAATTCAAGACAGGATCAACCATAGAACTTATGACTCACTCCCAGGAAACCAAACTTCATGAAGGATGGACGGGTGATATAGTATGGTCGGATGAACCATTACCACAAGATAAGTTTGTCGCAAACCGCAGAGGCCTTGTTGCCCGAAGCGGTTTGTTTTTTATGACCATGACCGCGATATCCGAACCGTGGATTATGGATGAGATAGTTCTGTCCAATAAACCTCATATCGGATGCGTTACCAATATTCCAATGAGATCAAATAAAACTTTATCGGAACAGGATATCCAGAGTTTCGAGGATGATGTTCCTGCTTCTCAAAGAACTGCCCGGGTCCAGGGAGATTGGCTGCAACTGATCGGGAGAGTGCTTAAAGGATATAAAAAAGATAAACACATTATTGATCCTTTTGAAGTTCCTACCGATTGGCCGGTTACCGTTATGATTGATGTCCATTATAATAAACCCCAGGCTATAAGCTTTTTTGCGGTTGATCAACATGGTTTCAATTATGTCATTGACGAGATATGGGAACACCTTTCTCCGGAAGAAATTGCCGATGAAATCATAAGGCGCAAGATTAAAAACGCATGGGATATAGATCGGGTATTTATTGATCCAATGTCCAAGGGCGATGCCTCATTTATGAAAAATTTAGGACAACCGCTTGAAGATAGTTTTGGAAAAATAGAAATGAAACTTTCCGAACACCAGATCCAGTTGATTGTGGCTTCGAAAGACAAAAAATCAGGAGTTCTAAACCTGGAATCATGGCTTACGGGAGTCAATAAAATTCCTATTCTATATTTTTTTAATTCTCTTCCAAGTTATCAGGATGGGGTTTATGGAAGCCTTTGGGAAATTGTCCGCTGGGTTTATGACAAAGAAGGACTTCCGGCCAAAGAAAACGATCACTTCATGGAAAATCTTTATCGCTATACTCTTGTGGGAGCTGAGTTTGGAAGCACAAAAGACCAATACAGAAGTTCAAATAATGCTATCGGAACCCATTCGGAAAGCTGGATGGCCGGATAATAATATGAGGAGCTTTATATGCCTACTGTAAGAATAGAATACGAAGAGGTTAAGGGAGATCAGGAATTTTTAGAACTTGCCAGGGAAAGATTTAATAAACTTTATCAGGCAGATCTTCCTAATCGGGAAACAGCGCTCGAGAATCTCAGGTTTGTTTACAATGTCGAAGAAGGACAATGGGCAGCGGATGTATTGGCTACAAGAAAAGCCGACCAGCGGCCTTGTCTTACTTTTAATAAACTTAGGAAATATGTTGCCCAGGTGGCAAACCATGAAAGGGAGCAACGCCTTGCCGGAAGGGTCCGGCCGGTTGACGATAAAGCTGATCCAAAAACAGCTTCTATAATAGAAGGAATAGTCAGGCAGATAGAAAATGCCAGCAGAGCAGACGAAATCTACGCGGAAAGCGGAGAGAAGGCTATTGCCGGTGGATTTGGATTCTGGAGATTAATAACCAAGGAGCTTGACGATTCTTTTGATCAGGAAATTTTCATTCAGGGAATTGATAATCAGTTTTCTGTTTATCTGGATCCGGAAGGTAATTACGGATTTATAAGAGAGGGGATGAGCAAGAAAGAATTTAAAAGCAAATATCCGGACAATGAAATTGTTGGGTTTGAAGCAGGAGTAGGAGAAGAATATGCTCTCTGGTATGACGAAGATAAATGTTTTATTGCCGAATATTTTTACAAGGAACAGGTTAAGTCAACCATAGTCCAATGTATCGACAGAGCAGGACAAAATAAAATAATTGAACTTGACGAGAACCACACAAAAGAACTTCTTCAGGAAAATGGTTTTAATATTATCAGGGAAAAAACAAAGACGGTTGAAAAAGTTAAATGGGCAAAAATGACCGGCCATGAAGTGCTTGAAAGGGGAGATTGGGTAGGAAAAGAAATACCGATTATAGAAGTTTTTGGCGATCAGGTGAAGATAGCAGGGCAAACATATAAGAGAAGTCTGGTAAGCGATGGCAAGGATCCGCAGAGGATGTATAACTACTGGCTTACTCATATTACCGAAAGCGTGGCCTTGGTTCCGAAATCCCCCTATATCGTTACTCCGCAGCAGATTAAAGGCCATGAACCGATGTGGAAGGATGCGAACAAGAAAACTCTTCCCTATATGCTTTACAATCCTATCGGATCTCAAAAACCTGCTCGGGAACAGGCTCCTCAAATTCAAGCCGGAGCTGCCCATCTTCTCAGTATTGCCGATGCCAATATTTCCGATACTATCGGGATGTACGAATCTTCATTCGGAGAAAAAAGCAACGAAAGAACGGGAATAGCAATCCAAAAAAGACAATCTGCCTCATCTTTTGGAATTTATCATTTTCACGATAATTTTAGAAGGGCGGTTGCAAATACAACCAGACAACTCATTGATATTATCCCGAAGATATATGACACAGAAAGACAAGTAAGGATCCTTGGAGAAGATGGATCGGACAGTTTGGTAACGATTAATGAGACAGTAACAGATGAGGCAACCGGAAAGAAAACTATCATTTTTGATCTTACCGCAGGGAAGTATGACTGCTCGGCAGATGTAAGGTTGTTTGCAACCAGGAGACAGGAAGCAGCGCAGATGATGGCAGAAACCATGCAGGGCGCTCCAAACATAGCTCCGCTGGTTCTTGATCTCGTTTTCAAATATCAGGATTGGCCAGGCGCGGATGAGATCAGGGCAAGACTTGAAAAATATATGCCTCAGTTACTTGGAGGCAAAGGCAATACTGGAGAAAATCCAGGACAAAATAATACTCCAACATTACCACCAGGAGGAACACAATGACATTAGAATTAGTAGTAACTCCCCAAGAGGAGGAAGTAATAGAAGATACTCAGGATGCAACTGAGGAAATCGAACCCGAAGAAGAAGTAATACCTGAAACTGAAGATGCGCAACCCATTACGGTTGACGATATTGTTTCAGGGAAAGTACCGGAAAAAGGGGTTGACAAAACTCCGAAATGGGCAAAGGACAGATTTGCGGAATTAACTGCTAAAATCTACGAAAAAGATCGCAGGATCCAGGAACTCGAGGAAGGAAGAAGCACCGTTGTTGGTGAAAGACCGATTCCTCCAGTTGAGGCTGACTTTGCCGATTCTCAGGAATTTAGGGAAGCGCGGATGAAATATGAAGATTCTCTCGAAACATGGAACTACCAACAAAGAGAATTTAAAAGGAGCCAGCAAATAAGAGAAGAAAGTGCAGCGGAGGCTATCTCTACTTTTACCAAAAATGCCGAACGGATGCGGAAAAAATATCCGGACTTTGACGATGTAATAAACGAACCGGTATTTACCCCTGTCATGCAGCACGAAATCAGGGGATCCGAATTTGGACCGGAGATAGGGTACTATCTCGCCAAAAATCCCGATGAAGCATTTAGGTTAAGCAAATTATCTCCGACAGCTCTGGCAAAAGAAGTTGGGAAATATGAAGTTCAGTTTTCCGCGGCTACCAAGAGAATAATTTCCGGAGCGCCAAGACCCATTCTTCCGTTAAAAGGAGATGATGTTATTAAAAAAGATCCCTCAAAAATGAGTGATGATGAATGGTACAGGTGGGATCAACAACAAAAAAAGAAAAAACTACAATCAGGAGGTAAAACATAATGGGAAACACTCTTAAAACTCTTAGCGATGGTGACATAGTTAGAAAATGTCTTGCATCGTTTCACAATAAACTGAAGTTCATAAAGACCATCAACAGGCAATACGATTCCCGTTTTGCCGTGGAAGGCGCCAAAAACGGTGGAACTTTACTTATCCGTATGCCTAATGAATATGAAGTTACCACAGGCGCGGTAATGAATGTTCAGGAAATGGAAGAAAGGACCCAAACCCTCACGGTAGCGACACAGAAACACGTTGCTATGAACTTCAGTTCTCTCGAAGCAACCATGTCCATCGATGATTTTGAGAAACGCCATATTGATCCGGCCATGTCAAGGCTTGCTGCCGATGTGGAATATACGGTTCTGGCTGCCGTGTATAAAAATATCTTCAACCTTACCGGAACTCCGGCCACGACTCCGGCTACTTTTGCGTGCGTTTTAAATGCCAACGCAAGATTGTCTCAAGGTCTTGCTCCGGAAGGAAACCGTCATATCCTGATGGATTCACCAGCTATGGCAACCGTAGTCGCAGCGATGGGAGTTTATTTTCATCCTTCCTCAGAACTTGAAAAAGCTCTTAGTGAAGGGTATGTCGGTCAGGCCGCTGGCATGAAATGGTGGGAAACCAACATGGTACCGAACCATACCAACGGAACACGAGATGATACTACACCAATAACGACCATTGGTATGGTTCGGTA